GTTAAAGAAATAGTTTGATAATCATACGACCATCCAAAAATGCCAGTAGAATAGTAAAGACGGTTAGCGTCTACTTCTCCGTACTTTGGTATGCCGTAGGTACCAAAACCATACTTAGCCATGTGTTATGCCCCTGTAGTTTCTTATAGTCCCGCAAGTAAAAATGGGTTAAATGGGTTTCCTTGAGCTACTTCATTTGCTGTAGTTGCTGTGTTATTTAGGGTCGTGTACTCGGTGCTTCCTACATATAACACGTTTGCTGTTCCTACTTTTGGTAGGCCGTCAAAGTTAACGTTAAAACGTAAAGTGTTTGCTGCGTTTCTAGTTTCTAGTAGGTTAGCAGAACCAGCTGTGGTTTTAAGAGCTACGCCAACAGTACCGGAGGCGGGGTTGATTGAATCTCCGCCTTTATTGAAGTACGGGGACCCCACTACTCCGCTTACTAAGCCCGCTTCAATATTTGCTATGCGTGCTCCAAGAGTAGACCAAGAAGTAGTTTGTGTAAAAGTACCAGCATAGTTAGAGCTAAGAATTAAGTTTCCTAAAGATGCCTGGACAGCACGTGTTTCATCTTGAAGTACATTTACATGGTCGGCAAATACGGTATCGACTAGATCTACTTTGTTAGTAAATGTTCTAACCGACGTCGGGTACTGAGCTGGCATTTTTTTACCTATCTACTTGGTTTAGGTTATTTTCTAGCATTGGCGGCAAGATGTCATGACAAACCGCCGGTTACGGTAATAATTAGATTAGCGGTCTGCAATACAGGTATAAATGGATCCGGAGAAGTAATAGCGGGGGTCTGTACTGAGGATCCATTGTCGGTATTGAACTTTGTTACGTTTACAGAAACAACTCCGTCAATAGATTGAGCTTTTGCAATAACTGCTGATAGAGCAATAGTTTGACCAAAGGTAACGGTTTCGTATGAGAATAGGCCCCCTGGGTTAATAAACGCAGCCCTTATATTTCTAGCAATTTCAGAATTTCTGTATGAGGGCGTAGCTGTTACTGCTAGCGTAATGTAAAAATCTCTGTATGTAGGCTCAATAACTGTTAGAGTAGCTCCCGCAGGTATCTTAGAAGCCATATAAGACTTTACTGCATTTGATACTGCAGTCCAAGTAGCTGTAGGGGATCCGCTAACGATTCCCGGAGTAACAGAGCCATCATTTTGAGTCTGAAGATACAGATTTACTGAGGTATAGACTGTAGACGCAGCCTTTACCTTACCTACTTGCGGCACTAAACTAGCTAACGCTTCATAGTCGGAAAGTGTTACCGCACGTCTTTGAGCAGAGATAGCGTTTTTTACTTTTGCTCTAATCTGAGTGTTGTCGTCTCCATCAGCACCGCCATAACTTGCAGCGGGGTTGGTAACTGAAAGATAACCCACAACTTCCGGTACGTTGTTTCCTGGGATAAAAGTAACTTCTTCAATAGTGTTTGGTGCAAGATTTCCAGCAGAACCTACGGATACCTTATACAAAGCACTGATAACCTGACCGTAAGGAGGAATAGAGCCGTTTACACCATCTCCAAACACAACTGAAGTTTTTCCACTTTCATCTACGCTAGTGGTAAATACTAGTGCAGAAGGACCAAATTCGGACAAAGCATCTACGAAGGTCCATGGAGCAAAAGCTTCTCCTTGACCAACGTACACAACAATAGAAGTGTCTACTACGTTTAGATCAGTTAACTCAAAAAATTGATCTGCTGTTCCTGCTGAAGTGCCTAAGTTAACTGGAAGAGGCTTATTTGTAGTTGCGCTAATTAAGTCAGGACGATCTGTATTTACTGTCTTTCCTTCTCTAGCTAGTAGAGTAATGTTGTCTCCAGCAGCTAGCTGTACTGCGCTCTGAATAGTTTCAAAATAAACTTCAGTGTAGTTTCCGTAAAGAAGGGTAGCAAGAACCTGCGTTCCTACCGGAATGTCAATAGGGCTATCGCTTATGTTTTCAAAGCGCACAGATACGGTAGCTGGTGTTGGTCCAGATACTCTGTAACCAAATAGCTTTCCTATATCTACAAGAGTTTTTCTACGTGCTGCGGTATCAATAGAAAGCTCATTAGCTACTCTATCAATATAGTAAGACATGACGTCGCCCATGTAAGCAAACGACTCTAGAATAACTGTACCTAGATCATTAGGATCATCCGCGTTCCAGTCTGCGTCAGTTCTGACGTTTACGAGGTTTGTAAGGTCAGTTATTAACGAGTAATAGTCTCTAGACGTATAGTCTATTTGGGAAGGAACTTCATTAGCCATTTTTCATCACCTCGTAGTAGATCCGTTTGGATTTAGGGTTGTGCTTAAAACGTTAACTGTTGTTGACGTAAAATCAGGTAAAACTACGTTTACTGTTACGCCGACTTTTCCAGAATCGTCAAAAGTGTTAACATTTACAGCGTCCACTTCAACTTCTGGTATCCAAGTATCTATTGCAGAACGAATAGCTTGGTCAATAGCTTTCTTAGCATCATTTTGATTCTCAAACATAGCTCGGGCTACATCAGTCCCGTAAGTAGGCCTCATTGGGCGTTCTCCGACTGCAGTAGACAGAAGGGTTAAAACCCTATCTTGATATATTTTAGTTTGACTGCTTGTAGTCTCTACGACACCAAAAGGATCGAGAGTAAACGGAAATGAGATTGCTTTCATTTAGGCTCCTGTACTCCTACCCATACTGGCTCGTTTACTAATCCCGCAACAAACATCACCCAGACTTTTTGTCCCTTTTTAGGGAGTAATCTGTGAAGAGTATGCTCTTCTGTAGCTGTCGCGTCTGTTGCGTCATTCCACTTTTTAGTGGTATTCGCTGCAGTTTTATGTGGATGCTTTAGGGTACCAGCCCCCGCCTTTGCCACCACTGTAAGCGCAGGAACAGTTACCGAATGGGTATGGGCTGTACCTGCGGAAGCTGCCCCCGAGGTTACGGTTGTAGAGGTAGTTGTAAGCAGAGCAGCAATATCTGCAGCAAGGTGCTCTTGATGGTCTGGGTGGTTTGAGTTAGCGGTAATAGGCAACAAAGCTCTAGCCCAGTTGCTGGTTTCTTTTCCGGTAACTGTAACCGAAAGCTTTATTCTATTTTTCTTTAGTGGGTCGTTTATATCAACCACTGTGCCCTCATATAGCCCAAAGAATCTGGGTCTTCCTTGAGGATCGAGCATGTACTCTGTATCGTGAGGTATCGCCATTATTTTGCCGCCCATGTTGTAGTACGTTTAACACTTGCAAAGTTAGGTACTTCATTTTTGTAGATATCTGGTTCGTAAGCTGTAGGTGCTGCCGGGGCATATGCTGGGGCAACCACCTTGCTTGATGGAGCGTAAGATACTGACGACTCTACAGACCCAGCGTTTACACCAAAAGAGTAATCGGCTAGAGCAGATTCGGCAGGATCCAAAGACTGTTCAGCTAGCTCGGCTGCAAAGTCTCTAACTTCTGTATCTGTACCAACATTGCTTGACACATCCCCTAGTTTATCGGTACCTACGAGTACTTCTAACTGATAGGAGGCGTTACCGCTTCCAAACAAATGATCTACTCGAAGTACTGTCCAATACCCAGACATTCCTTGTTCTAACCCATCTAAATAGATTAGCTGTCCTACTTTTACTCCAGCATCCCCTGCAAGTACCGCAACTCCGCGGTATTTATATCTGTAAGTTTCCGCTCTATCTGTAGCAATATACTTAGCGTCAGCTAAACTGGTAGCGCTCTCAAAAGGCAGGTGTCGTATAAAAGTTGCCTTATTTGTTGAAGAGGAATGGGTTGCGGCCATCAGATCTCTCCATCTAAATAGGCTTTACTTGGAACAACAACACCTAGGGTTTGTTTAGAACCAGGTTTAGAGCTGTGAGTAGTGCTTATAGGAGCATTGGTTACTTGATGGATGCCTGTGACCACACGATCTACAGTTGCGCCCAGCATGTCTGGAGCTTCATCAGAAATCATGGGCTTAAAGCTGTAGATAGTTCCAAACTGAGATGCCACCCTAGACAAAGGCTTTATATTTTCACTATAAAAGTACGGAGCTGAAGCTTTGCTAGATGAAGACAGTTTATCTTTAGACATAAAGTATACGGTTGTTTTTTCAGTCTTTAAAGCAAACCCCGTTTGATTAGCCAAAGTACGCAGAAGCTGCCAATCACTTTGTCCAGCCTGCGTTACTGCTGAGAACACTCTTGGGTGTCGTTGAGTTACTGCTTTTAAGCCGTACTTAGAAGCAATTTTAGACACAACAGCATCTGCCGTAATGTTTTTGTATATCTTTTGATCTGTATTTTTTAACAAGTATGACGGCGATACGCAATAAATTTCTGTTTCATTATCCTCAATTGTAGTAGGCTTAATGCTGTGCACATATCCAATAAAGGTATTTTCATTTATTCCACTGGTCCATTTAAACTCAACCGGATCCCCAGAAACAACGGTGCCTTCACCACTGTTTACTCTTCCAGCAAAACGTAGAGTTAACACTTCGTGA